CCAAATGGAGAGACAAAGTGTGGACAATACCTCAGAGATAACCTCTCAGATGCCTCAGAATGCAGATCTATGGCTAAGGCTATAGGTACAGCTCAAAAACGTAAGATCGAAGGATTAGGGGGCTCTATGGCCTCTTATAGTGTATTTTGTTATGCTATTGACAGTCAGGGCATGGATATTGACCAAAGCTTTGAAATATCCTATAATATCTTATGACAGCTTATCGTATCAAAGCATACATGGGAGGTCTGCAAGTAGACCAAGTAGTCGAAGCAGCCGATGGTAAAGAGGCGATATTGAAAGTGTCTGAACAAGTGGAGGATGGTAGTGCCGAAGTTATCAATGATGGCTTCACGGGTAATAAAAGACTCCACGTAACATACGAGGAGATCGTAGATGTTAAGTAAAGAAAAATTGGAGCTACTTAAAAAGCTTCAACATAAAGAGCATGCTTGGTCAGCTAGTCTTATGACTCATGGTGGTTGTACTACTGAGATGTTGGCAACTGAGAGTGAAATAAAATCTCTTAGAAATCAATTAAAGCATCAAGATGTTCAAGAAAATTTAGCAGCAACAGGCTAAGTTTTAACAGGTTTTAAAAAACTAAACTTTTTTCCTAGGGATTCTTTCGGCTTAATAAACTCATAGTGGTTTATAATTTTTAATAGTCTTTCTCTTTTAACAGTAGCATACGGTAAAAATAATTTTGCAAGGTGTAATGCTTTTTGATGAGAGCATCTCCATCTCCACTGATCTACTCTACCTAATGATCCCTTACCTATACCTTTAAAATGTATACTTCCAACTTTAACAATATCATAAAAATTTTTAATACAATCTAAATCAGTCATTGCAACTTCCATTGCAACATTCCATTTTAAATAAGTCTTACCGTTTGGTTTTTTACATTTATATTGTGCATAATTAATGTTACCTTCACCATCAAATAATCCTGCTGCATAAGCTATTAAATCTTTGTTATCATGAGGAAAATTTCTATTTAGCATCACCCCAACTCTTTCCTAATCCAACGTCAACTACTGAAGGTACTTTAAACTCAATTGATTTTTCCATTATACCTTTGATCTCTTTTGCATGAGCATCATCCTTAATATTAAAACAAAGTTCATCATGTATCTGTAACATAGGTAGGTGACCTGCTTTGTAACAATCCAACATAGATTGTTTTGTTTGATCAGCTGAGGATCCTTGAATTAATCTATTCAATGCTTTGTATGTATAGGCTCTCTTAATATTATCCTTACCATATTTAGCTACTGCATTATCAAATGTTTCGGCTTGGTGTAATCCAAAGTCTCTTGTCTCCCATTTATCAAATCTACACTTTCTACCCTTCTTAGTTCTAATAACACCCTTCTCATCTGCTGCTAACTTACATCTGTCAGAAAGTTTTCTAATAAAAGGTACCTTCTTATTATATTTTTCAATTAAATCATCTGCCTCATCTTTTGTAACTCCTAATGATAATGCTAATTTATTTTTACCCATTCCATACATTATGCCAAGGCCAATAGTCTTAGCTTGAGTTCTCTCTATACCTACAAGATCTGCAACTGTTTGATGAAAGTCTGCACTATTATCTTTATATGCTTCAACTAATTCTTGAGATCCTGCGTAACCATTGTCTCCAATAGATGCTGCATAATGCACAGTCATCCTTGGTTCTTGTTGTGAATAGTCAAATGAGCCCCATTGATAGCCCTCTTCTGGTATGAATAGTGATCTGATCTTAGGACCTAAATCTTTATTTCTAGCAGGTACTTGTTGTAAATTTGGGTTGCTCATAGATAGTCTACCCGATACAGTTCCTCCAGAATCTGATCTAAGTTGTTGTATCTCTCCATGTATTCTACCTTTGACCTGGTATCTTAAAATGGATGATAGGAAGGTACTATGAAATTTATTTACCTCTCTGGCTTGCACAATTAACTGCGCTAGTTTATGTTTGTTATTTATTAACCAATTTTGTGTAAAGGAAGGCTCTTTTGTTTTTTCAGTTCGTGGATAATCTAACTTCATTTTGTCAAAAGCTTTGGCGATCTGGCGTGATGCCCAAATGTCTACTTCTATTCCTGATTCTTTTTGTATGGCCACCAGTATTTCTTTTTCTTGGATCAACATTTCTTTTTTTAGTTGTTCAGCTAATTCCACTTGGACTCTCACTCCTCGTTGACGCATTTTTATCAACACCGGAATTAATTGTTGTTCTAGATCCCACACAGTTTCTAGACTCTGCGTTCTTATCTCTTGTTTAAATCTCTGCCATAATTTTAATGTAAGCACTGCATCTTGCTCTGCATAATATCCAACATGCTCTGCAGGTAACTTCCACATCTCTGCTTTAGGATCTATACCATGAGCTGCGGCAGCTTCTCTTAATTCTGTTTCTGCTTTTATCTCACCAAGATAATCAACTGATAATGCGTTCAATGAATAACTAAATCTATTCTCATCTATTAATGCTGCGGCTATCATTGTATCTACTATTGGTCCGTTGACCGTGATCCCTGATGCTTCTAACCATCCTACATCATACTGAGAATTGTGAAATACTTTAGTACAAGGAAGTGCACATACATCCCTCATATATTTTTTTACTTGTTCAGGTATCATGTTACCACCACCTAAATGACCAAACGGAAAGTATCCTTGCCATCCATCAACAGCCACTGCAAAACCTACAATCTCTCCTTTACCTAAAGCCCATCCAGCTCCAAGCTTTTCATTAATACCATCGTCTCTAGTTTCTAAGTCAATTGCTATCTCAGTAGCATTAGATAGATCCTTATATTCTGATGGTGTATTCCACATTGATTTTTTAAAAGTTAACGTAAGCTGTAGTCCGTTCATTTCTTTTCCTCTTTCAAATGTTGTTTCTCTAATTCACAATAATGAATAATCTTATCTATATCTTCTATTGTTTTACCTTTGAATAAATATCTACATACATATTTAATAACATTAGCTTGAAATGGATTGAGACCATTCTTTCTTATAAAAGTCCATGGTTGAATAAAAAACGATTGGTAGTGATTCCCACCAATTTGTTTTTCATCTGCATCTTTAGCTTCATCAAACATTGCTTTATTTGTCATTTTTCTCCTGGACATAGATTAAATAGTCTGACCCAATTGGGTAGTTAAACTTATAGTCTGTTCTTAATAAATGTAAAGTTTTTCTTGCTCTTGTTGCACCGGTATACCAAACCTTACGTTCATCACTTTTTTCTTGTTTGTTTTTATTTGCATAATCAGATGGGTAATTACCTTTACTATATAAGACTACATGATTTGCTTCACCACCTTTAACACTGTGTATTGTATCTATTGTAATTAGTGGGTCTTTATCTAATTCTTTCTGTCCATATCTTCTTAACAATCTAATAAAGTGTCTTACTTGTCTTGGTTTAAAATTTCTTCTCAGTATCCAATACCAAGGTTTATTTTTTTGTGTGTCTTCTAATGCTAGACCACACCATTCTTTTAATGTTTGAAAATCATACTCTCTTAGGTCTGGTTCATTCCTCCAGAACTTATCTAACCTAAATGCAGGGTCTTCAAGTTCTCTTATATACTTAACCATATTACGTGCTGCTCTTTTATCTATCTTCTTATTATTACTTAGAGTTGTCCAAGCTTTGATAGCTTCCCATTGTTTCTGATCAAAACATTTAGTACCTTTGTTATCTTTGTAATATAACCCTGCGTCCTTAGCTAACATCCTAAGTTCATTTACAGTTTCATTAATACGGCCTAGGATATACCAATCTTCTTTTAATGTTTCGAAAGGTATCTCTTTGAATGATAAATAACTTTTAACAGATCCTTTTGAATCTCCTGGTTGATACTCTTTCTCTTCACTATCTCTTATCCCTCTTCTAATCACTTGAGAAAACTTATGGATAGCTTCTCCAAATCTTTGAGTCTTTCTTAATTTTACTTTTCGACCTGGGAAAAACTTTGTAAAATATTTTGGATCTGCTCCATTCCATTTGTATATAGCCTGGTCATCATCTCCTGCTAAATATATTCTATCTACTTTGGGTGCCATCTTATATAACACTGACCATTGTAACGGTGTACAATCTTGTGCCTCATCTAATATTAAAACTTTAAGTGGTGGGAAATCTACTTCTGTTATTGCTCTTTGAATCATATCATCAAAGTCTATGAAGGATCTCTCTCCTCCTCCTGTCTTGTAATGTTCATAAGTATCTATCTTTCTTTTAAATACTGTAAGTGAATCTTTTTTGTAGCTTTCCATTTTGTAAGCTTCTTCTGGAGATATCAAAAGGTTTCTTGCTTTACTATATACACCCAAAGACCAATCCTTATACATGAAGTTATCATCTGCTAATCTTTTGTCTGATGATTTAATAACCTTAGTCTGTAATGCAAAATCAATTGTACAATCCTTAGGATCAAATACTTCTTCTGGAAAGTATCTACGACAATAAGTATGTAGTGTTTTAAATCTTGAAAAGTCCTCAGTAGAATAATTTGGAAAAGACTCCATGGCTCTTCTTACTGCAGTGTTCACAGCTTTGTTAGTAAAAGATAAATAAGCAATATCATTTGGTTTAACACCTTTTCTTAAATAACTTTTAAGAACCTTCTCAATGAGTGTGTATGTTTTACCTGTACCTGGAGGACCAAAGATCTTTACTGTTTTATGGTAAAGATCTTTTAATATTTTAAGTTCTAAACTTTCCTGTGTGGAATTCGTCATCCATCTCCGATACAGTTTTAGTTGTTTCTTTTTTCTCTGCTACTTTGTAATCAACAAACTTAGGCATCATCACTGACCATACATTCTTAACACCTTCATGGTAATCATGCCTGTCACAATTTAAAAGATTCAATGCTTCACTAGCACTCTTAAATGTTTTATCACTACCTAAAAATTTTTCAAAAGTAATCTTTTTGAAATAACAAATATTAGTTGAAGAATCTAGTATAACATAATTATCTTTTAATTTCTCAAAGTCATCTTCTTCAATATGAGACTCAAAGAATTTTTTAAGAAAGTTATATTTCTCTTCATCAAGGGTATCCTTAAATTTCATACTTGCATTCTCTACTGCTTTCCTAACTAAGGTAGCCATAAGCATTTCAAATGGAGATGGTCCCGACTTAGGCTTAGGTAATGTCATCCAATAGATACCATAACGTAATAGTTTAACTCTAAAAGATTTCTCATCCTTCATATCTTCTGGGTTAATTATTATTTTTTCATCTTGAAACTTAAATGTATATTCAATTGATTTAGTGGATCTAATAAACTCTACATCTTCAAAGTCATCAATCATATCTGGTACTTGTGAACCAATACCAAGCTTTCTTAACTTACATAGATCTTTATTACATAGTGGTGCAATTGCATTTGTTTTAGGTGGACACTTATAAGCATAATCTTTTTTAGATATAGACTTTGCAAGTGTCTCTACTTCTTTAGGATCTAATGGTGTTGTAAATATTTCATAGTTCCTTTTCTGTAAAATGTTTTGCATCTCATTTGCATTTAAGCTGCCATCGGCTTTCTTCATCTCAAGAACACCAACATTAAATAATAGTTCGTTACGGTGATTACCTTCCCATTTTTCTGAAATCATTTTCTGAACACAAGGAGGGTAATGTTTCCAATCACTCTCTGGCTCATACTCTTTTATTTTAATATTATTTAACTGCTCTAAAGTTACAGTCTTTTTAGTTATCATTTCTAAAAAATTATTTATCAGTACTGGAGTGTTGTTATCATTGTAAGCAAACTCAGTAGTTTGATCCATATTGAAGTAAGGCATGTTCAAACATTTATTCATTGGAAATACTTCTTCAGAATAGAAGAAAGTTTTATTCCAATCATTAAGAACTTTAAGAACTTCTTTTACAGGGTACCAATCATTTAAAAATAAAAATAAATGTAGGCCACCAGATTTAGATCTTACTGCTATTAATGGTAGTTGGTTCTCTCTAATAATATCTACAATTTTCTTTTCGGAAAATGTAGTGTAGTTACGAGGATCAATATCAATACATCCCCATTTACACACGTCACCGTTCTCAGGTTTAATCCCAATCCGTGTCTCTCCTTTTAAATGTTTCTTCCATAGTTCAAGGGTAACAGGTTCGTGGACCGTGAGTACTTTAACCTGCTTCTTGCCCCGTTCATCTACTTCCCCCGTAAGAGAAGTAGTGATGAACAGTTCAGAATTACCCTCAAATATTTTTAAGAGTTTTTGCTCCATGGTTAATTAAAACGGAGTTGCTTCTTTTGGTGCGTTACCTTGTGATTGGTTCTCTTGGGAGAAGTCTACTTTACCAAAGATATCACTCTTCATAGCACTCTTATAAAAACCTTGAGTAGCCTCTAATACTTTTAAATGATCAGTTGCATTCAAGAATGAATTAAATTCTATCACCCATCCATACCATGAGTTTTTAGAATTTGATTCTTTAGTCGTACTCAATTTATAAGTCGTAGACCAAGACGGTGGATTGTACATACCGTTCTTACCCTGCGCTCTTCTAGATTGAATCATAGAGTTCCAAGTTTTGGATTTCTTTTTTTGAGTTGACTTTAAAGGTATTAAGGCTTGTTCAATTGGATTCATATCTTTGTCCAATATATAAACAAAATGATTTCCTGTATCCTCGATATAATTACCGTTAGGCAATCTATCTTTATTATCTGCAGACCTAGTAGTCTCAGACATAATTGCAGGATCCGTGTGTATTGCTACAGGTCTTCCTAAACCTTCACCTTTGTCCTTCCACTCATTAAATGTGTTTATGTAAAGACATGGTGCTACTATCAGACCTTCTTTAC